GACAACTCTGGCTCTTCTGTTTCTGGTACATTATAAATAGCCACATCCCTCATATCCGGTAACTCACCTATAATAATACCATTAATAAGTTCATCTGTGGTCATAGAACTAAGGTCTGCAAAGTTTGCTTGATACTCAGCAGAATCCTTATCACGCATATTAGCTCTCATAATTCTACTGCGCTTTAATGAAAATGTCCTAGCCTCCTGATAATCTATGTCACCAATAAGCCTTACATAAACAGTAGCTAGTACTTTGTCACCGTTCTTAATATCAACGGCTCTTGACCACTTAAATAATTTAGATAATTTACTCATTCCTTACCTCTCTTAAAAATAAAAATGGGAGTCTACTGCGATAATATTCACATTATAGACTCCCATTAATTGATACAAGTATCAAACCCCTTATAGTCTTATTTAGTTGTTCCTTACCTAGAACTAAGCCCTAGCACCAGAATAGACAAAGCATTCTGAAGTGTTAGATGAGAAGGAGAAAGTCTGTGCAAGCTGGTTACCCACATTAACTGAGGTTCCTTCACTTGTAATCCTCATCTCCGGTATATAAATTGTTTTAAGTACAGTCGCAGTATTCGCTGGGTCAAGTACTTTAATATCCAGCGAAAGATGACGCTCTTCATACTCATTAACATCATATTCACCGTAAGCATCTCCATCTTTACTGCCAGTAGCTAATAGAGCAACTAGTTCATTATCAGTATCCATAACCGTAATTTCACCAGTTACATCACATGGGTCAGTCACATAACCAACTACCTCAACAGTACCCATTTCACTTATTTTAGTATTTGGAAAAGTACCACGTATTGATACGCTCTGTACTCTATACTGTCTTTCAGCATCTATATAAATAGGTATATTCTTACCACGTATAGCTGCAGGAACAGTACTATCTGAAATGTCTGTCCAAGTCATAACCCCACTTTGCGTATGATATACAGCTAGTGCATATTCATTAGTAGCTCCACTAACTGTAACAACAGTGCCAGATACGGTATAATCAGTACCTTCATTCAGCCACTCACCCTCAACAATCAAAGAAAGCAGTTTATCGCCATTCTTTAGTTCTTTAGGTGCATGAGTAAGAGTCATAGTACCAGCAGTTAAAGCACCTTTATCAACAAAAGCATCATTCTTTAAGTACTTTTTCTTACTGCCAGCACAAGTATAATCCTCTGTAGCCTCTCCATCAACTGAGTATGAAAAATTAAAATCAGTTATCTTCATATACCCAGCATAGATACACTTAAGGTTTTCAGCAACATTAGCTTCTTTAACATATCCAATAAGGTCAACATACCCTAGCTTAGAAACGTCAACACCAGTAGCAGGGTAGGAGGTTGGGTCAGTTCCTGTAAGATACGCAAAAATCTTTGGTGATACATCAAAAGCTTGGAAGGTTGCCGTAACTTCTGGAACATCTGTAACAATGCCAGCATGTTTAGGGTTACCTATTTCATTAATAGTAGTGTTAGGAATATTTGCAGGAATATCAAATCTCTGGATTCTATGAGCCATAAAATCACCAGCAGTGCCTACAATTTTTAGCTTTACATCCTTGTAAGGTACAGCCACTCGTTTAGTCATTTATCTTTCTCCTGTTACCTCTCTAAAAATCCCTTGTTAAACATTTTTCCTTTTATATCTGCGAGAAATCCATACCTTGTAAATTTCCGAATATTACCTGTCCTAGAGAGTTTTTCCGTTTAATATTTTATTTCCTTGCCTTCCTTTTACCTACCCAATCCTTTACCTAACAATACCCTTCTCGCTATGAAGCCTTAGTTGTTAGTGTATCAAAATTTATAGAAGCTCTCCAATATTTAATCTTCTGATTAGAAGTAAAAGCATATGTAGGTCTTAATATTCTATTCTCTACCATAGCATACTCAATTATTCTTAAATCAGCACCATTAAGCTTTTTACCAGTCTCTAGCTTATATCCACCTGAAAAATCTTTAATAGGTATTGAGTTATCTAAAGCATCAAATATAAGCTCACCAAAGTCATCTCTTTGTGTGTCAGAAGATGCAAATATGTTTAATTCCCAAGCCCTTCTATACCAAGATGCACCCAACTCACCGGCATCTGTATCAGACGTATTACTGTGTTCAACAGCTACAGATGGTATAACTAAAGTATCTTGCTCTATCTCATTATAAGGATACCCATCTTTTATAGTAGCAACATTACCAAGAACTCTGTTATTACCTATAGATAGGTCTTTTATAAAGAAGTAAATACTTAAATCAATATTTCTTAATCTACCAGACAATTTAACTCCCTTTAGTACTGAATAAGAATATGTAGCCCCACAGAGCAGAAATTAGAAAACCGAGCACTAACGATAAAGTAGCCCAAAACACCTTTTTCATCAACCTAGTAAAATCTTCAACAGAGCATGTTAATGATTCTATACTATTCCTTGCTAAGATAGCTACACAAGCTATCATTACCGACTTATCTGATGCATTGTCTACTCCTTTAGAGGCAACTTCCCTAAGAGCGTCATCAATAAGCTTATCAAATATCTCATACTGTCTTATTTCTTTTTCTCCCACATACCACCTACCTTGGTAGCCAGCCAGAGCCTATCTTCTTTAATACCTCACCTTGTGAATCAAGTATAAATAATTCAGCTCTAAATCTGCCACCTATTATATGCTCACTACCTGCTCTTGCGAAAATTCTGTTACCACTTTTAGACATCCAAGAATACCCAAACTTTACTTGCTTATTTATCTCTATACTTGTAAGTTGTAGATTAGGAAAAGTTAGATTTTCTTCTGTAAGCATCATCA